CTGACACTGCCGCTGGAGTCTGGCATAGATGTAGAACAGGCCGTTCACATCGTTATATCGGCGCTCCACACTTTTGAACCAGCAGTCTGGGCAGGCTCTGCGGATGAGTTCCACGGCTCGGTCATAGTTCTTGGCCATTTCTAACACCCTTTTGCGGGAGAATTGCCGGTGGTTTTTATGTTCTATGGGCTTTTGTAGATTTTTTGAGGCACACCAGCGCTTTTTTCCGGCCGGGTCCTTGGTGATGTAGTTGCTGATGCCGCTGACGCCATTGCCGTCATAGTCCAGACGGCGGGTTTCGTTGCGCCGTCCCAGTTTCCATGCTTGCTCCACCGTGTCCATGGACAAGGCTCCGTCCATAATGAGGTGGTGGTGACAGCGGACGCTTTGACCCCACT